TAGAAAAAGTTTTCTTTTACTGCATTTGGGACTATACTGATCAGTCTTACTTTTTGAACAAAGAGGGGTCAAAAACGTGCTTTTTTAAGTCGGTTTCAGTCAACGGCCATATGGCGACTTTCGAGTGAAAAACCATGGCCGTTGACTGACCAGTCTATAAATATATAGATTTACAAATTTTTGTATTATTGAAAATAGTAATACAAAAATGTATAAAAAACGGAAAAAAAGTTAATAATTAACAATTAATTCCAAGAAATTTGAGTGTATTGGTTGGAATTCCAAAAAGCATGTGTAAAATTTCGGCACCAACTAATACAGAAATGGTAGACATGACGAGAGGGAATTTATTTTTAGAAACGAAAGTGATAAAAATAGCAAGTAATATACCACCAATGTAATCAAGAATGGCGGTACCTAAAAATCTATATTTGTGAAATCCTTCATCCGGAACGCCTAAAATATTTTTGTATTGACTAAGTGGACAAAAGTTCATTGTTATATTAATAATAACGGAAATTATTTTTAATTAAATATATAATCGTAAATATTAATATTAAAAAATGTCATCATATTAATAATGAATAATAAAAAAAAAATTAATTTTAATGAAATTTTTGACAAGATAGTATGTATAAATTTAAAACATCGTATAAAAAAAAAGGAATTTATGTTAAAACAAGCAAAAAAATATAATTTAGACATAAATTTTTTTGAAGCAGTTGCTCTTCCAAATAATCCAGCCCGTGGTTGTTTATTATCACATTTAGAAATAATAAAGCAAGCAAAAAATGAAAATTTAACTAGCATATTAATTTTAGAAGATGATTGCAAATTTTTAAGAGAAGATAGATTGCCCGCCGTTCCAGACGATTGGGATATGTTATATTTAGGTGGTAATATAGATGCTGTATATGATAATACTAATCCGGATTGGGTAAAAGGAGCAATATGGACAACACATAGTTATGCGATATCAAATTCAATATTTGATTTATTAATAACAGAATTAGAGAAATATGATAAAGAAGTGGATAAATTTTATAAACAACATATTCATACAAAATACAATTGTTATGTATTAAAAAATTTTTTAACAACACAAAAAATGGGTTATTCTGATATAGAAAAGCGTCCAATTAATTATGATATAGATAGATTACATTGTGATAAGCCTTTTGATTTTGCTGATCATGAAATAATGGATGGAAATTCGTATAAATATAAATTAAAATTAAATTATCCAGAAAATCTATTACCTTATATATCAATTATAACTCCAACTTATAATAGAAAAAATTTGTTTAATATTTGGATATCAAATTATAATCGTATAGATTATCCTAAAAATAAGATAGAATTTATAATAATAGATGATGGTAATGATAATTTACGAAGTATATTACCAAATGATATCCGTATAAAATATATAAAGATTCAAACTGAAAATAATCAACCTTTAACAATTGGTAGAAAACGAAATTTAGGTGTAAAGTATGCTAATTATAATATAATAGTTCATATGGATGATGATGATTATTATCCATCGTATTCTGTAAAAACAAGAGTTAAAATCCTTTTACAGAATAGGACAAAAAGTTGTGTAGGATGTACTCAAATAGGATGTTATGATATTTATAATAAAACAAGTTTTTCAGTAAATGATACACGTTCATTAAACATATCAGAAGCATCGATGGCGTATACGCGAGAATTTTTTGAAGAGCGTAAATATAATGAAAATATTGAGAAGGGGGAAGGTAGTTTAATGATTCGTGGTAGAGAATCACAAATTATTCAGATTCCATATATATTTGTCTTAATTGCTTTAACACATAAACAAAATCTTACAAAAGATTTACGAGTTTATAAAAAAAAAGATAATGAAGATGAATCATATGTTTTTTTTGAAACATTTCCCAAAAAATTTAAAAAAATTTTATCAAAACTTATACAATAAAAGTATCAGTAGTATTACAACATTTTTTTTGATTACAAGTATTATCATCACAAGATGGTTCAATACACAATTCATTAAATTCCGGTTGAATAGTGGTAGAATGAATACCAAATTTGTGGAAAATTTTTTTAATTAAAATACATTTTTTATCAATATTTTCATAACCATTACATTGAAAATGAATAGTTCCAATAATTATTTTTTCATCCAATTGCCATATATGTAATTCATGTATACTAATAACAAATGGAAGATTTTGTATTTCTTTTTTAAGTTTATCCGATTCAATCTTTTTAGGAGAATATTGTAATAAAATTTTAAAACTTTTATAATATAATTTGAAAGTTGGGAAAGCAATAATAAAAATTATAATAAGAGAACATATTGGATCATAATAATGTAATAATTTTGATTTATTATCATATTTAATAAGAAAACCAGAAATCATAACTATAATAGAACCAAGGGTATCACCCAAAAAGTGTAGCATTAATGCCTTTGTATTAATAGAATGTCCGTGTCCATCTTCGTGTCTATCACCATGAGAATGTCCGTGAGAAATTCCAATTTTACTATATAGAAGTACACTAACTAAATTAATAACTAATCCAATTGCTGCTATGATTATGAAAATATCTATATTTTCAATCATAACATCAATATCATCTTTTTCAAAAAATTTAGTAATAGATTCGATAAATAAGAAAACACAAGTCGAAATTAAGAAAACAGTATTAGTAAATCCTCCTAATATTTTGGCTCTATTCCATCCAAATGTAACACGATTATTTTTTTTAAATTTAGATAAATGTTCACAATAAATTGATATAGAGATTGCTAATATATCGGCAAGCATATGGAAAGCATCTGTTTTTAATGCGGTTGAATTAAAATAAAATCCCGATACTAATTCAACAACAAAATATAAAAAATTAATAATTAATACAATAATAGATAAATACATTTTTAAAAATACTAAGTTAATTCTATTTTAATAATTTTTTCATAACAAAATGAACAATAATAATACAAACAATAATAAGTAAGCAAATTCCCAATATTTTTTTCTTTGACATTGGTTTAGGCAAAGAAAAATGTTCTTTTTTAACTATATTATTATTATTAAGTTTTTTTGATTCTGATATATTAGTAGTAAGCCAATTTAAAAAAAAATTTTTGGCAGTATTAACGTCAGTTTGTTTTCCTCCATATGATGCATTAGCTAAGTTATGTATTTTATTTGTCCATAAAAATAAAGATGAGCTATTATCTAAATAATTATTAATTTTAATATCTTTAATATTTTTTGCGTAATGCTCTCTACATTTCCCACAAGGTACAACATTTTGTAAACTAAAAAAAAATGCTTTATAATTCTCTTTGTCAAATGGCGTGGGATTATCTGGATATGATAAAGCAATTGTATGTATAAATTTCCAAGCAGATGGTCCCCATATTTTTGGCAAAAATCCTTTAAAATTTTGTGAAGATACTTGAGTCATTTATAGCTTGTTTAATATAATAATAAGAAAAAAAATTATGATATGATTTGTTTTAATGAAAAAATTGTCTTCTTTTCCCTTGAAATTTCAACAGGTTTTTTTCCTTTTTCAGTAATCAATTTCATATCTTGAATAATAGAACTCATATGTGTTCCAAATTTAGCTTTTTGTCCAGTCATAATATTAGCAGTTACACTAACCATATTATCAACTTGAGAATAAATTCCTGCCTTAACTAATTGATCAGTAGTTTCTTCAAAACTACTTCTAGCTAAGGGTCCTGTTTCAGAACGATTAATCCCATGTCTGTCAATACTCATAATATAACCTTTATTAGTCATAACATCAACTAAAATATTAAGATGTCTATCATTGATATAAATTCCACTATCCCCAATAACTTGTTTAATTTCTTCAAACAAAATTGTTCTAGATGCTTCAATTCCAAAAATTTCTTTAACTTCATGTATATCATTAGAAATAGTTCTAGTAGAATCAATAAAGGGATTACATAAACATGTAGCAAGATTTGTTCCATTTGTTTCAATAATCCATTCCTTTATATTATATTGATCTCCATTTTTTTTATAATCAGCTGTTTTAATTTCTCTCATAAATGCTTTGTCAATATTTTTTAAACCTTTTACAGCAGAATCATTAACAACAATTTGTTCAAAATCTCTTAATTTTTTTTGATCTAGGTCAGTAATTTCTTTTGAAATATTTTGATACATAAAACGAATATGAAGAACTAATGTTTTAGCACAATCATCAGTAAAAATTACTTGAATTTTTTTAGAATCATATTTAGTTAAAAGATGTTCGTAAATTTGAAACATAGTGAATTGTTTGTCTAACATATATTGATGATCAAATTCAATTCTAAGAACCCATGGTGATAAATTTTCAAAACTCACATCATCATCAAAAATATCATAATATTCTTCGACAAACTCTTTATCTTTTGTAATATTAGTACTTTTTTTGTAAATTTCAGGGTCATAATGAATAGATGTTTCAACAACAAAATATCTCAAATTCGTATATTGTAATTCATTAATAATTTTTTTAACTTCATCCTTATTTTTAGATATTTTTTTATCTAAATAAACTGTTATTGATGGTGTTTTTGGATTTTTTGATACATTAATTAATTCTCGTAATCGTGGGACACCTCTAGTAATTTTAGATTTAGATGCCACACCAGACAAGTGAAATGTATTTAATGTCATTTGAGTAGCTGGTTCTCCAATAGATTGTGCAGTAATTGAACCAACCATTTCCCCAGGTTGAACTAAAGATTTATCAAATTGTTCATATATTTTAGAAATAATCCAATCAAATGCTAATAAATTTAATTTATGTTCCATAATAACCATCTTACTTGATAATTTTGTTCTAAGCAACATTTTAAAATTTTTCATCGATTTATGATTAATTTCTTTGATAATATCATCATCACTAATCAATGCTCTTAATTTTGAACATATTTCTTCAACTTTTGTAATAATATCAATTGGATTAATATCACTAACAGATTGATTATCGATATTAAATCTATTTTTGGCTTGTTTTATAATTCTATAAATATGAACTGGTGAATATGATATATCTTCGTGTCTAATTTTTCGTAAATAATTTCTATAATTTTCAATTCTACTAAATTCTTTGTCAATAATTTCCTCAAAATTACTATTTGTTTTCATTCGTTTATAAGATTTTTTGTCCATATTTTGTTTCAATTCTTTCTTTTTCCATTTATACTTATTGAAAAAAATTTTGTTATTATATTTTAAAATTTCTATTTTTTGCTTTTCAATTCGTGTAGCATCAAATCCATCATCTCCATAAATAAATTGAATAATTTGATCTCTTTCATTACGAACAGTCATATCATAATGAACTTTTAAGTCTTCCATTGCCTTCATTAATCGTCGTTGAATATATCCAGTTTCCGATGTATCATATACTTGTAATCCATTATATAACCCAAAATTTTTTGTAGATGGAATTGTTAAATCATATACTTTTTGATTATTAGATAATATTTTTTCGATAGATATAATTTCATCTAATATTGTATCATTTATTACTTTATATGTATTTTCATACTTTAATAATGTTTTTGATTCCAATATTTTTATTAATCTTTCATTTTTATAATCAATTGTTAATTTAAAAGTATTCGCAAATTTTTTAGCAAATAATGATCTAATAGATAATCTATTTATTGGAGCTATATTTTCTGTATTAAAATTATTTCTTTTTAATATGGAAACAGACATTTTACTATAAATTCCAAATCTTGTTAATAACATACTTACTCCTTCTATTACATCTTTTGATGCCGATGAACAATCTATCGAATTTTTTGATATTGTTCCATCTCCTGAATAATATCCATCGATAAATCCTTTTATAAAATTATCTGGTGCTAATTGAAACTCCGCAGGTATAAATTTATATCTACTATTTTTACCCACAAATTTATTTAAAAATTTCGATAATATTGTTGAATAACCTTGAATTGTTGTTGATACTGATTTTGAATTATTTTTAATATATGTTTTATTAATTATATTTCTTTTATCAAACCATTTTCTAATCTTTTCTAATATTTTATTATCATTATTCGCTATACATACTTTTCCACTTTTAATATGTGAATTACCTTCCGCAATATATAATCCAATGAAAAATCCATTTTCTTCATTTAATTCCATTTTATCCTCTATCAAAGATATTGTTCTCACACCCTGATAACAATAAATATTTCCATCTTTTATATTTTTAATATTTGAACGTTTTAATGTCCTTAAAAAATTTTGTGAATTTTTATAAGGTAATATAAATTCTTTTCCATTATTTTTATTCCACCATAATGCTGGCATTTTTTTCCTATTTTCCAATATTTTTTCAACCATATTTTTAGCTTTATTAAAATCGGTTCCATAAATATATTCCTCTTTCGGTAAATATTCTTTCATATTTATAAATTTTATTTCATTTAAATTATTTTTTAAATTTATAGATACTGGTACTTTATCACCTATTTTTATATCTTTCATATCTTTTTCTTCATATCTTTTTAATTCTTTATCCCAAATCAATAATGATTTTGATTCTACCACTTTTACATCTCTACCTGATTTCGTAGTTACCTTATAAATATATTCACTTGGATCGTGTCTTGTTATTTTTGTTACCTTTTCCCAAGACATATTCCCATTATTCGTTGTTGTTGGTATAAATACATCTTTATCTAAATTTAAAAGTTCCATATTAGCATCTTTCTCATCATAATGAATTACTTTTTCTTTATTATTCGCTAAATCACTATCTATCCATTCACCTATTTTAATATTTTTAACTTTACCATTATCTAAAATTATTAGTTTTGTATCCCAAGATACCGATTTAACAGCGGTATCGATTAAACCTTCACGACCACTCATAGCATGAAAAAAGAATTCGTATGGAGTTAATCCTGAT